GTTTTTTATATCTATTTTGGCTGTTAGGATTGAATCCTTTCTACTAACTATGATAGTTGTTAAGTCATTAAGTTTTAACTCTTTATCGAAGTCTATTAACTTCTCTTTAATTACTGTTTTCACAGAATCCTTAATCTCAGTATTGATTACACTTACATTGGTTAGATTCTTATCTTTGACTTTATTATCTTTCTTTACTTGATTTATCTATTGTATCAAGCTATCCTTACTATTATTCAGTTCATTTATAGTAAGTTGTAATACTCTATTGTGTGCCTCTTTATTAGATGCTATCTCTTCATAAGCTCTAATATTGTTAGTTATTCTGTTAATCTCTGCATTCTTTTTATTTAACTAACGGTTCTAAAACAAAACAGTCGCAATAAGTAAACTAACTAAACCTACTGCGACTATTCTGATATTGTTACTGAACCAATTAATTATCTTTATTACTATTGGTATCATCTGAAAGTTCTCCATCTAATTCGACATCTAATATCTATTCCCCTTTCTTCTTTGCTATCTTCTTAAGTATATTCCACACTTTCCATCTAGGATGTAGTTTACCTAAGTTCTCAAGTAAGGAGAAGAATTCTACTAAAGCTATAGCACCTGCTATAAACTCAATAGCGTGTAAATCTATAGAAGTTACTATAAACTTCTCAATAGTAAACGCACCACATATAGCAACTATTGCATCTCTTAGCTTATAGAATATTTTTGAAGTTAATCTCCTTGAACGTGCTAATATTTCATCGTCTTTATATTTCTTATTTACTTTGCACTCATATAAAGTATTAACTATGATAATGCCAGCTAGAGCTATAATAGGAACATATACTGGTGAGTATAGAGATATTAATCCACCTAATGCAGCAGATGCTAATTTCTCTGTACTACTAAACATGTTTTTAAATATAGGCATTGTATGCTCTCCTAACTGATAATAATTCATAGATAGTAAATGATATAAAGTGTAAATCAAAAAAGTCCCAGCTGATTCATAAGGGGTTTAAAATCGGCAGGGACTCTGAAAATTGTTCGAGATTATAATTAATAAACGTTTACATTGTAAATAAGTTGCTATTACTCGATTAAACTTAGTTAAGACTAATAGCGGTTCTTACGAGCTTCTAGCATATTCAATCAACTAATGATACTTAATCATCTTCTTTAGTAGATTGATACCATTACAATGTTTCATCCAACCAATATGACTACAGACTTGCTGCCTATATTCACTATAAGTCATGTGCTTAAGTTTATTCATAGCAGCAACTTTCTTACACATTTTGTGTTTAATATTCTTTCTAATCAAAGTATAATCGTGATAGATTTTATATCCTACAAAAGATATACTTCTATCTTCTACTTTGAATATCTGATAATTACTTTTAATTTCTAATTTAAGTGTGCCTAATTGTTCTCTTATTTCATCAAGTAATTGTCTTAAGTATTCTTTATCACTATGAAGTATTACCATATCATCTGCATATCTAAAGTAATACTTAACAGCTTTATCCTCTTTAAGCCAATGATCAAAGTATGACAAATAAAGATTGGCAAAGAACTAAGAAAGATAATTACCAATAGGAACTCCTTCTACAGAGTCTATAATACCATCTAATAATGCAAGTAGCTTATTATCTTTAATCTTCTTTCTAACTATCTACTTTAATATTTCATGGTCTATACTTGGATAAAACTTTCTTACATCTAACTTGAGACAATATACTGTATTCTATTTATCTTTCAATGCGCTTTGTACATCATATATTGCCTTATGAATTCCTCTCTTCTTAATACAACTATAAGTATTAGTAATAAATACAGAACGCCAAATTGGTTCTAATATATTCATAATAGCATGATGAACAATTCTATCAGGATAGTAAGGTAATTTGAATATAAGTCTTTCCTTAGGTTCTCTAATTATAAATGTATCATACTTAGAGGTGGTATAAGTTTGGTCTATCAGTGTACCTTGTAATCTAACTAATAAATTATCTTTATACTTGTCAAACTCCTTAATATCGTTTCTATTACTCTTATTCTTTCTAGCTTTCTTATCAGCTAAATATAGATTGTCTATTGAAACAATCTTTTCAAATAAATTATTATATCTTTTCATCTGAAGCACCTAAGTGAGTCTTCACCGAAGTTACCAACACACTTGTTTAGGTTAGTTATCTTTTGCCAAGAGGCAAGGTCTCGTTCCTCAAATAATCTGAAAATCACTGATAGTTCTCTGATAATCGTGCTTCATTGTACTGACATTAGCATTCGCATTACTAAGGTCATTGTTAGAATTCAGATTGAATAAACCTGCATTGGAACTATTACTCGTGTTAGCTCCTATCTAACTTACTTGTTCAATCCAGAACGACAACCTATTTGTTAATAATTAAGGGATATATACCAGACGAGTACCGGCATGAGCATACGCATTACCAAGGCCAGCGTCAGAAAGCAGAGCGAAGAAACCCGCATAGGAACCATGACCCGTGCGAGCCCCCAACAGTAAAGTTCTGTCAGATGCTACAGCATTCGTCCAATAATGATCACAGAAATACGTAGTAGAACCAGCTCCAACTTCCTAACAGAATAAGTCAGCAGCCGCATTATTTGTAATGCGTTTAATCCATTGATTGCTAGTAATGAGAGTAGTTAAACCACTATCTTCATATAACGATTTATCTATGCCAAAATTCTCTTTATTGTTGGTGACGTATATCTTATTGTCTGTTCCTGTTACAACAATATCACAACAGTTCTTCCATATATGACCAAATGGATTTTCAATACCTCTGTATCTATTAGCGTATTGACTGGCTTGTGTTTCAGTACCTTCTGCATCTGTATTAACGTATGAATACTGTACTTGACCAGAACCATTACCTAATGAATTAGTAGTACCTGTAGGTACAAAAGCCCATCTATCAGCACCGTTTTCTTTCTTAGTTCCATTAGTAATACCATTACCAAGTCCACCTTGATGATAACCTTCTTCGGTCAATACTGTGTTAACTGCTTTCTAACTATTAAGGGTAGCATATTCTACTACATAACACCAAGTAATAAACTTATGTATCTCATAAGTATAGATAGCATAACTATTACTTCTACCATTACGAGCCTGTGTCAAGAAAGTAGCTCTATTAGTATTTACAGCAGGTACTTGATTTCTAATTGAGTATAAGGTACTGCCGCCTCTATAAGCTTCATATGCAGAGCAATACTTCTTACTAAACTTAGTATATCCTTCTAAGGGATACAAAGACATTCTGATTTCCCAATCATAGTCTCCGTGTACTACTACAGTATAGTATGCATCAGGTAATTCAACCATATCATTACCATCTTCAATGCCATTAGTTACTTCAGAACCATCTTCGTAATGATCCCAATCTGTAGCATTAAAGTATTTAATAGTACCATCAGAAGTAAGTCTACAGCCTTTGAATAATGATTGTACTGGTAGGTCTTTATGCATTTGCATATTACCAGTTCTTACTCCATCAGGACTACTACCTGTAAAACGTACTCCATACCATAAGTCACCTGCAGCATATATCTAAGAACCGTTCAACCACATCTCTTGAACGGATTTCCCATTAGCAGCAACTTCTTGGAATGTTAAATTATTTAAACCAACTTGTCCCATAATTAAGCTGAAAGTTTAATATACAATATACCAGGAGTCTAACTACCTACTTCAGGTATTTCATTTACTACTTTAATCTGAGTAACATCTGTAGAAGTTACTTTATTAGCTACAGCAGTATTTACTTTATTATCTGTTTCACTCTTAGTATATACTTCTGTCTTATTAGCTTTAGTACCTAACTGATTAGTCATAGTAGTAGCAAAGTTAGGATCGTCACCTAATGCAGCCGCTATTTCATCTAAAGTATTCAGAGTTTCAGGAGCAGAGGCAACTAATCTGGCACATTCGGCTTGTGCTATTTCGATAGCCTTAGCATCTGTTTCTAATTTGGTATAAGCATCATTAATACCATAACCTGCCAATGTAGTAGACTTATTTGCTTTACCGTTTAGGTCATTGGTTAACTTCTGTTCAGCTTGTTTAGCTCTATTTACCTCATCTGCAATTTCCTATTTCAGTTTCTTTATTTCTACACTCTAATCAGTATTAGTAAAGTAATTAACCGGTAACCAGTCATTGCCTGTATAACTTTTAATTGCATTACCATTAGCATCAGTAGATAAGTCAATCCAATAAGTTACTTCCATAGGATTGGGAGCATAAAAAGATGCTACGAAGTTAGGGTTCTCTTGTTTTATCATAAGTTTTATTAAATTAAAGTTATAAAATATTTAGCAATAGACCCCAATACAATAGATGAAATTCCAATTGCTAAGTCTTTTTTATTCCATTTACCATTATAGTAATGACATCTATCGCTATTCTCTTTAACAAATAGCATTAGCAATGATGTACTACTATTAAGTAATAATGCAGTAGTGAAATATACTACTGCACCAAATATATTATTCTTTATAGAATTCTTCATTATACCACATTTGTAAATTTAATAATACCTGCAAAGTTAGCTACTTCTTCCATATTTAAGAAGTCTAATTTAACTGCACCAGATACATTATAGGTCTATATCAGGTTCTTGCTGCTTAGAACACATCATATTGTTCTTTACCCAAGATATTTCATATTCAGTAAGAGTACGATTGAATAGAAGAATATCACCGTGACAACCAATAAAACATTGATATCCTAAAAGATCTTTAGTACTTCCAATAACTAATCTATCATCATTATCATACTGGTTACTATGATAATTAATAACATTACCGTTATATGAAGTTTTAGTTTGATAACTTACATTAGTTTCTTCAAGTTTTATAGAAGTTTCAGCAGCAAAAGATTTAGCAGAAAAATTATTTCCATTACTTGTTCTTTCAAAAACAAAAGCTTTACTTTTATCAATAAAATAACTCCAACTTTTTACTTTATCTTTAAACCAAGTTCTATCAGCAATAATAGTATAATCAGTTAGAATAGGTAATCCATAAGCGACAGCATAGGATTTACCATCATAACAAAGTTGATTAGGATAATTCGCTATCAATTCAATATCAATTTCAATATCCTTATTTGTTCCGAAATCATAATAAATATTAGTTTCTTCTTTATTATTGAAAATTTCTTCACTAATAATAGGAACATCTATTATACTACCATCATTAATATATACTGAATAAGCAGCTGTAGTTATCAAGTTACCATCGGTACTAACTATACTAAATTTAATATCATCTATTTTCTTATTGATATTAAATTTAAGTTTATAAGATTGATTATAATAATTATTTTTTGGAATGCCAATAGTAAAACCAAACCAATTATCGGCTTTCTTTTTAACTATATGAAATTTGTTATAAGATTTTGTACTTATATCTTTATTAATAGTTGAACCATAACTCCAATTCTTAAAATCTTGAGCATAAATACCAACACCACTATTCAACTTACCTTTAAAACCATAAAGATAAGCATCATGTTTATTACCGCTAAAGTCTTTTAGAATAGAAGTGGGTAACTGGGTGATAGTGATGTCACATTCACCGATAAAATCTATCCAAATACAATAAGCTTTATGATTATCTTCCCAATTAATATCATAAATACCATCTTTATCAACTATAAGTGCTCTATATTGAGATGTATCATCACCAAATATAACTTTTTGATTATTTATTAATCCTGTTATACGAACTTTGAAATTATAAGGTTTAATGTTCGTATATATCAATGCACTTCTAACAATAACTTCGGTAACGGTTAGAGTTTTAGAAGTAAGATTTCCTACATATTTTTCTGTTTTATTATTCCATGATTTTTTACTAAAGTCTTCCGTGTATGCTTCAATCACATCATAGTTAGTCATACCTTGCTTACAATATGGAGAATACCAAGCAACTATACTTTCTTTAAACCAATCTGGTTGTTCGGGTTCAGGTGGTGTAGGTGTACCAGGTATATACCATTCACCTAATACTACTGCTCCTATATTAGTATACTGACTAATACGTATATGCTTACCTGCAAAGATACTAAAGTCAATCTAATTGTTATCCTTTACAGTAAGTATTGTAGGAGTTAAAGTAGGATCATCTGTAAGAGTATTAATGATAAGCTACCCAGTAATATTAGCAGGCTCTATAAACGAATCTCCCTTCTCTATATGATACAGTTGAGGAAATACAAAGTAAGCCTAAGGATTTATAAATAAAGGCTGATATAGGATTGTTTTCATAGCGCTAGTACTTGTTTACGTAATCTCCCTTCTCTATATGATACATGAACCCAAGAGAAGTTTGATTCATTTATTAACTGATCAAATGGAAGATTATCCTTAATATAGTTGAATAACTTCTCATTTTCTGTCTTACTACCTACAGTAATATCAGCTGCTTCGCCGTATAGGTGCTAACTCTTCTTAGCTTTACTACCTACAGCCTTATTTAAAGCCTCACAGCGATACCCTGAATTAACTCTAATAGGTTTACCGTACCATTCTCTTAAAGGGTCTAAAACAGCCTCTATTAGCTTTGTAAGGCTATCTATTACAGTCTAATTAGGAGTATTGTCTATACGCTTAGCTGTAGCTGTAGATGACTTTATCATTTCCTCAATTGTAAAATATTTCATTACTTATATTCTTTACTGTTATTAACTTTTGTATCCTATAACATTGTACCTAACAAATCTGCTGCAAGATTCATACCAAACGTCTTAGAATCATTATCTATCTCACTTACCTTAACATTAATCTAAAGTAATAGTAAATATATTTGTTCGAGTAGTTCTCTATCTGACATATGTACTAAGTGTGGATTCATGTTGAAAAAGGATTAGCGTCTTGTGATAGATATATATATGTAGTTTCACCCATAGCTGTAACCGCTATTGTTGCTGTACGCATCATATTTGTTTGATTATTACTTAAAGGCCTTACACTCAATATTCCTCTATCTAACCTTAACACTTCAAAGAATTGAGTTTGTCCAGTAACTTTAGTTGTATAAGAACCAGTATAATCTTCAATATTCTCACCAATAGCAAACTAATTAAGCAAATATGTTGTACCATATCTTAACTGAATATCTCTCTATGTAGTATTATTGTGCAACCAATTTTCAGCTAATGAATCTGATGTCAACTATTCTCTGTCAGAAAAATTTAATGTAATAGAATTGTAATCTGCTAATTCATTAGAATCTGTTGTACAAGCATGAGTAAGTTTACTATTTATTTCAGATCTAGATGGACATTCATTAGTAACTGGAACACTTACGTATTGTAGATATTTAGTTGGTATTCTACCATAAATGTTTAGCCAACTCTACATTTCTGTACTAGATTTAGGTTCAACTAGCATGTCTTTATCTACCATTCTTCAATTCCTCCACTTGTTTCTTTAAATCTTCAATTTCTTGCTTAAGCAGTTTGATGCCTTCTACTGCCACTACTCCTAACATACAATAATCTACAGACTTCATACCATCACTATCTGTATCGACTATATCTACAAAATCATTTTCTATATCTTGAGCAATAGTACCTATCTAATGCTTATTACGTATATCAAAGGATACAGTGGGTATATTACATATTTGTTCTAAAGTGTGGTTTAATGGAACTATATTAGATTTTAATCTAATATCAGATTCTTTAAAGAATCCACTTGCGTGTACTTCTCCAAAACCACCACTTCCTTGACCATTTCCAACATATATATTCTTAGCATTAGTTGTACTACCTGATCTAGGTCTATAATTTATCCAGAAATAAGAAGAATTAATATTGTTATCTGCTATATTAAATTCATTTCCTTCAGTTAATGTATCAGGTAAATTATTCCAGCTTGTAGCCAAATCCGTTACTTCAACCTTATAACCTTCATTATAAGGAGTTACAAGAAAGCTGGCACGTTTAGAAATAGGCCCATTAGTGGTGTAATAACTTAAATTGTATTGCAGATTATATTCGTTTTTTGCATCGTCATAATAAGCATATACATTATTAGGTTCAACACAGTTTAAATTACTGGCATAGGAATGAAATAAGTATCTTTGATGGTTTTCAATAATATCCATAATTACTTCTTTCAATCTGTCCTTTGATCCAAAAACATTATTTATATAATCTATTGCGTCTGCACCTACTCTATTTACATTTAACGTGAGATAAGAACCATCGGGAACATCAATGACTTTACCATAATTATTCCAATCTACTTCATATATTGGATCAGGAATATCAGTAGTTGGACTAATATTTTGATCACCCGGATGATATGTGTCAGTATGAAGAATAACATTTGCTTCATGAGAAACATAAAAATGGTATTTACCACCACCTCGTACATAAACATAGCATATATCAAAATGACTTAAATTAGATAAACCTCTTACAGGGTCTATTTCGGCTAAATTAAAATCAGATAAGTATACCCTAAGAATCGCTCTACCATTAACTCCCCAAGCATACGGAGCAAACTCCCAAATTTTGCGAACACTAAACCCACGTTCATGCGTAGACCAAGATGGTTTTGTACCGCTATCTAAGGATACCAACACTTCTACTCGTATATTCTTTCTTTCTCCAGCAGCAATCGTAACCGGATACCACGTATTCTCATCCAACCCGGAAGCGTCAATTTCTGTAAGCTGCATCATGTAGCCAATACTACGAGCGCTTGAAATACTGTCATCGACATATTTCTTTAAAGACTCAATGTCTACATTGCCACCTTGTACTTCTTTATAAGTACCATTATCAGATAAGTATTTAGTACCATTACCATTGGTAATAATCTTATCTATTTTGCTTTTATCAGTAGGTACAAGTATACCAGCTTTACTAGCTGTTGCAGAATTAATGTTTATAGTTGTTCCTGATAATGTTCCGTCTACAATAGACGTCTTATCTAAAGATATATTTACACTATCGTTATCACTATCGACAGTAATATCGGTAGCTACCAATTCAGGTATATTATCTACTCTCTACTTTAAAGCATTACCATCTGTAGCACTAAATTTACCATTAAGAGCAGTTTGTGTAGCATTAGATATAGGCTTATTAGCATCAGAAGTATTATCTACGTTACCTAATCCTACTTGATCTTTAGTAACTTTATGAGGATTAGACTTATTATTAATATGTGTTTCTAAATTAGTCTATACAGCATCAATATCAGAAGTAATACCAGCTTGATCTTTTAAACCATTTAATTTAGTCTTATCAGCTGATGACATCAGACCTGCTTGAGATGTAGTAGCTGAAGTAATAGTAAGAGTATTTCTACCTGATTGCTATTCATTTTGTTTATAATAAGTAAAATTAAGAACAGCTTCTGTGGCAGATTGATTTACATTTACTGTATCAGTAATCAATTTATTAGGTATCCTATTCAGTTTATCTGTAGTAGCTTTACCCTTATCCCCAGGATATGCAGTAGAACTAGTTTCACCTAATGCTAATGATTTAGATATTTCTACATAGTCTGTACCTGACCATCTATAAGTTAAATTAGTATCTTGTACTATATATATCTTACCAGATTCGCCAGTACCAGGTAGATTACTAAATGTATCAACTTCTATTACATCATCTACATAAGACGGTAATTGAGCAGATGGAATAATACCACTTTCATTCAAAGAAGCCAAACCATTTGGAGCACCTTTGCTGTTTATAAACTATTGTACTTTACTATTAAGTTCAGACGTATCTCCTATAAGTATCCAACTACTCTGCTTAGTGTAGTCAGCTCCTGGCTATAATTGATATACTTCTCCAGGTCTATCTTTACAGGAAACTAACATACAGTCATATTTCCATATACCTCCCTATTCATCTGTCCAGGTCTCTGGTTTTACTAGATCTGCATATGAATTAACTAACGATCTAGCTTCGAGAGGGGCATCTTTCTTTACTTCAAGATTACCACTAAAATTAAACGTTCCTCTATCTCTCATAATTAAGCAAATGTTATTTTAAATGAAGATGAACCGTTAGTTCCATCATTACGAGTATATACTTTATATTGTACATCAGTGCCTTGTACATTTATAGTTTCAATAGTAACAGAGAATCTACTAACACTATAGTCTTCATACTTACCACTAAGTGTATTCAACAGCGTAATCTTAGTTACATTGAACTTAGCTGGTATCTTAAATGCGTGTTTATTGCTTGCTGTTTCAGCTACAAATGTAACATCTAATGTTTTATTAGTAGTCAGTCCTAATTTGGCAAATGTTGTAATATTATCCTTATTAGTATAGTAAGGATATACTCCTGTAACATTCAATGTTTTGGAATTAGAAGGAGTTGAGCTAGTCTTAGTAATAGTATCTTTAGCTACTGATTTATGTTCTTCACTAGTCTTACCTAAGTTACTACATGCATAATATACAGGCATAGAAGCAAATGTAGCATTAGCTGTAGGCCCAGTTATATCTACTTTTACTGTATTAGTACCTTCAATAGCTTTAAATGTCTTGCTATCTAAAGTAACCTAAGCAGGATTAGTATTAGCAGTAGCATTCTCTACACTACCATTAGTAGTACGCTTCATAGTATAATTAACTGAATTTAGAGCAGCGTTACTAGCATTAACTGTTATAGTAGTATTAGAAGAATCCTTAGTATTATCATTAGTAGAACTATAACCATAAGTAAATCCACTGTATGTTCTAGCTGTAGTAGACATAGTAGCAACAGATAGAGTAGTCTTTCCAATAGTAACAGTAGCACCTACTTCTACTAAGCCTGTATTACTTAATGTAAATGAAGGAGCTGCAATAGCTGCACTAACTGTACCTTCTTTGAACACAAGATTAGTAGGCCATAATTCTTTAGTAAATAAAGATACAAATAAATCCTACATGCTTGTATCAGGACTAATACTGTTTATACCAGCTTTGTTAAGTAAGTCAGCTAACGGACCACCTGCAACCGGTATAGCATCAGTAGTCTTTATAGTTTCTGTAGTATCTTCTATTAATTCCTGATAATTACCATTATCAGTTAAATACTTATTACCATCTCCGTCAGTAACTATCTTATCTACTTTTACTTTATCTGTAGCAGACATAACGCCTGCATTACTAGTAGTAGCTGATGGAATAGTTTTACTACCTTGAGCATCACCATCAAACAAACCTGATTCCTGTTTAACGTCATACTCATAGTTGAAAGTAACAGTTGAACCATCTGTAGTAAAGTCTGCAACTTCTCTAATGACGTTATCAGGTAAACTATTAGCTATATCAGCTAAATGCTTACCTTTACCACCATCATACGCAGTACCAGTTACTTCTCCAATAAATAGTCTTTCTGACATAACTACCATATCATTACCATCCCAAAGATGTATGATATTAGTTCTATTATACTCGTCTAAACCTACTAATACATATACTTTAGATGTAAGTGGGTCTAACATATCCCACTTATTAAAACTTCTAACGTATAGTTTCTTATTTTCTTTGCAGTAGTAAATATCTCCTTCTTTAGCTTGATATAACAGTAAGTCCATTTCTGATACTGTATCTACAAACTTCTATATTTTTATCAAAGCCTGTAGTTCTACATCACTATCAGATATATCCCCTATATAATCTATTAAGGACTATATACTTAACTTACCATTATGAATGCCATCTTGAAAAGGAATTATTTCTTTACCATTGAGATCTTTCCTTTCGACTAACTGACTTATTCTAATTCCTTTTGTAATCATATTACTTATTCTGTTTTTAATGCATTAATAGCATCTATAATTGCAGGTTTACAGTACTGATTTACAAACTGCATAAGAGTTTGTATTTCTTCTTCTGTATATTCTGTTTCCCCTTCAGAATTATAAATCTTTAAAGCTAATGCATGAGCCTTAATACCACTACCTGCTTCGTAAATCAATTCACCTAATTGTTGTCTAGCATCCAAACAGATCTTGTTTGTCTTTTGAATGTCTGTGTATGTTTCTAGTTGCGCAAAATTTATTTTCATAATTAAATAGATCTACTTCTAAGTATTGCATAATATTTGTTTTGTGAATATACTAATAGAAAATCCATAACATCTCCCATATTCACAGTAATCCATTCTATTCTATTGCCATTATTATCATAT